GCCGGTGTTGTGGTTGCCCTTGAGCACTACCCAAATATCGCCGTCAACGTCATCTTTGTGGTGGAAAATCCACAGATAGGGTGTTTCGCTCTCGTTTTTGATACCGCCGATCTTGACCTGCTTCTTGGCGACGGTCGCGTTGCTGCCCGAACCCGAAGCGGAAATGTTCGTGGGATCTCCCGCCGTAGCCGAGAGGTATTTCAAACTCTCGGGCTCGAGGGTCATAAGACCGCATTTGAGCTTCGCGCTCTCGGTGTTGAGCCTTGTCTTGTGAACAAGTCCGAGGTCGTCCTCAACGGTCGTCTTTTCCTGAGTATATTCGAGGGTCGCGCCGTTCTTGATGTGCGAAAAGCGGTTAGCTTCGACGCAATAAGTCTGAGGGTCGGCAATCGCGCCGGAAGGTACCGCGACCTTGAACAGCTCGCCGCTGCCCAGAATGATTCTTTTACCCATTGTTTATGTCTCCTTTTCAGTAAAATCAAAATAGTATGTTGTTAAAAAATAACGTTCGTTCTCGAGCCACGTCCGCCCGAGCTTGCGATAATGTATGCCATATTGTCTAAACGTTGTTTCAAGCCGTTTTTCCGCGGCGGGATCCGCTCTGTTCGGCGCGTACAGTTCGAAGCGGACGGAGTGCTCTGCAAAGTCGGTCGTATAGTCCGAGCCGTCGGCGTCCACGTCGTCGAAGTACACAACAAAGGTTCTCTGTGGCGGTTTTACAAAAACTGTTTGTGCGTAAGTGACGTTCTCGACAAAGCCCGCCGCCTGTAATATTTGATTAATCGTTTTTGACCGCCTCCTCAAGTCCCTTTATGTATTCTTTCTCTATTTCCTCAAGCGCATTGTCAAGGAATGGATTTCCCTTAGTCCGTCCGCCTTGTCTGAGCTGATGCCCGTTGACAATAAGGTGCGTCAGACGGTATTCTTTGCCGCCGACGTACCAAATGCCCTTGGAGCCTGTTATGCCGTTGTCCTCAACAGTGCTGCGGATTTCCTTGGCGAATTTCCCCGTGCGGCGCGGTGCGGTCTGCTTAGTGATCTTCACAAACCGCTTCATGGTCGATTTGGTAACGCCGAGTATTTTCCGCGCCGTGTCGCTCTGATAGACGGTCATGCGTTCGTTGATCGCGTCGGCGAGGTCGTCAATAGTTATCTTGCCGTTCGCCAACGCATTCACCTTCCAGTCTCACGGTCTTGTGTTGCTCCATGAAATCATCGTAATCATTGATAACAAAAACAGCGTTTCGGTAAATGATCCTGTAATCCTGCGTATTGAGGAAGATATCGAACAGCAGGCTGACATAGCGCAGCTCGAATGTCAGCGACGCTGCCGAGCGTCTTGCACCGCTCGCTTCGCGTTCGCCGCCTCCCGTCTTATTGACCCTCGCGTGAAGCTTCAGCCATTCGCTGAACTCTCCACTTTGAGGATCGCGCTTCTCAATGATAATCGGCTTGTCGTAAATCAACTTTATTCCTCCATTTCAAGGCGGATTTGCCGCATATACTGTCTCGCAAGGGATTTTATGCGGCTTTCCTCCTTAGCACTGAGTGTACGGTTGTCATACAGCTCACCTATGATCATCAGAGCGACTTCCTTCATTCGCGGATCATCAGCAGGATAGTCATCACCGACGGCAGCTTTCAGATGGCGGTCAGCTACTTCAATCTGCCGGTTAATGTTGTTGATGATCATATCGTCCTCTGCGTCGATTCCGAGATAATCAAGCGCTTCTCTGAGATTTAACATAGTTGCCGCCTCCTCTCACGCCTTACGACTCACGCCTTACGACGCGGCGATAGTGACGGTCGCGTACTTGTACGCGGCTGCGTCCTGCTTCACGAAATCGTTGCGGATAACGCCGCGCGCAAGAGTACCGGTCTGCACGAACGCGTTGAAGCCCTCTACAGCGGCGGTATTGCTGAACATGACCTCAAGGTTCTGGCGGTCAAACATCTTGATCGCCTCAGTAAGCTCGCCCACGATGAAGGGAGCCACAGTGCTGTTGTTTGCGCCTGTCGTGCTCGCCCACACGGAGTTGGGCACTACAACGACCTCGCGCACCTTGCCGCCGATACAGAGCTGCATTTTGCCCGCCTCGGAGGGAACGGGATTGAGCAGCGGTCTGTGCTGGCTGTCCTCAAGAGAATCGAGCCAGTCCATACCGTCGTCATTGGTGAAGATCTTTGAATCATACGCCGAGCCGACGCCGGTGTTGATAAGCTTTTTAAGCCCCTTGAGATCGGTGACAGCGGTGGGAGTAACGCCGTTTGTCAGCGTATAAAGCACCTTGTTGTTGATGGTCGCTTTCCTCTGCTTGCCGAACCAGTCAACGATGAAGCTCTTGAGATTCGCGGCGGAATCATTGAGCAGGTCGTTGGTCAGAGCGATAAAGCCAGCCTTGTCGGTGATATTGTATTCGATCGGTGTAAACGTGGGCTTCTGCGCCTCGGGGATAACGCCGCCCTCGCTCACCTCGGTAAAGCCCGTGACGGTGGTTTTTG